GAATGTAAGGACAGTAGAACGCTGCTGCGTCCATCTCACCGTCGCCTTTATAACCAACTAATACTTCAGTTGCGTCGTTAGCATACTGATCTACGAATACTTTCATAGTGTTGTTCAAAGTACCAACAAACTTAGTGTTTGTAGGAGCTTCGAAAGTACCTTCAGTAGTACGTGCGAATGCTGATGTAGTCGCTGACTGTAAAACAGTTAACATAGTAGGACTAACAACTGCAAAGTTACCTGCGCCGCGACGTGTACGTGCTGCGATTAGGTTAGCTGAACGGTTAATTAATACTGCTAATGCTGCATGCTCATCACCAACGAAAGTTGCTTGACCTGAAACAGTTGCCTGGTCGTATGTGTCAGTAGCTGTACCAGCTAATGTACGAAGACTAGTTAATACTTCTTGGTCAATTTCCGCAGTAATTTCTTGAGCTAATGCTTGCATAATTTCTGCTTCTACGTCGATTCCGTGCATTGAATTAGCATCTTGTGCTGATTCAAAAGTCCAACGTGCACTTAACTTACGAGTTTTAGCTTCAACAGTTTGCTTTAGTACTTGAATACTTAGCTTACGGCCAGCTTGTGCTTCCATAGATGCTGTAGATGTTGCTCCACCAGTTGCTGCATCACCAGAATAACCTTTAGCAATATCAAACGGGCTTAATGCCTCATCGCCTGCTGTTACGCCTGCTGCTGATTCACTGTAACGTACTCTTAGTGTGTGAATTTGTCCAACTGGACCTGTCATTGGTTGAACACCAATAAGTTCGTTAGCGATTACTGTAGGCATTACACGACGGATAACTGGTAAAATTACCTTGTTAAGTGTTGCGATGTTTCCTGACATTGTTGTTCCTGATGCTGCTGATTCATTAAGGTATTGCTTAGTGTTTTCTAACACTGATTCCATTACTACCTTTTGATTACCTGACAAACCATCAGTTAGAGCGCCTTTAGTGGCGTTCCAATTTTCAAATAGTTGTTGTGACATTTTGGTATACTCCTTTATATTATTTAATACCGGCTAGTTTACGAAGGTTAATAATTTCGGCTTCGTTAGAAACATTCTCATGTGCCATAGCCTTGTTACCTGTAATCTCAGTAGTCTGAGCTTCGTTTAACTGATTTCTTGTTTTTGATGGTACCGCTGTTTCATTCAAAACATGCGGTAAATATTTGTCAAAAGCACTACTTAATTTATTTGTAGCTACACTTTCAAGTAAATTTGTCATCAATTTACGTTTTTCAGTTGCCAATGGCTTCATTAAATCATTCAACGATTGATCTCTTAGTTTTATTTCAACTAATCTATCAATCTTTTTGTCTTTTGATTCAACTAAACCTTGTGTTGTTTTTATTACACTATATGATTCCGCTAATTGCGACTCAGGAAGAATAGGTTCTTTATTTAATTTAGAAACTTGTGTGCCTTCCGAAAGATGAGAACTCATAAATTCAGATGCAAATGTTTCAAAGATCTTACGACCAAACATGTTTTCCTTTGCGTTCTGAATATCTTCTTTAAGTGTTCCTAACTCAGTTGATATTGTAGATTCTACAATATTAGCTAATTTACTACTTGCTCTTGAAATAAATTCTTTCTTTGTTTTTGCTATAATTTCCTTTCCTTCTTTTACCAGTTTAACCTTCTGTTGTAGCAAGTCTTTCTTATCCTGGTGAAAATCATTAAGTTCTGAAGTAAGCTGTTCCATTACAAAGCCTTCAAGCTTTTGGAAGTTGCCTTCTTGGATCGTACGATCTTTACGTAATTCTACTATCTCATCCTTTAGGGACTCAACAATAAAACCTTCTAAAAGTTCCGAGTGATCAGCAATATCTTTCTGGTATTGAACCTTCGCGTTTATTGCTTCTTTCTTGTCAATTGCAAATTCATTTAACTCTGTTCTGATTGTATCAGATAACATCGCGTCAAGTGCTTCCACCATTTGCGTTTTATCCATTTCATAACGTTGAGCAAATTCTTCACGTAATTCTACCGTGATGTCTTCTCTTGCTTCTGACAATTTAGACTCCCACGCTTCTGAAAGCGTAGAGCGTACTTCCTCTGAAAGTACTTCTGAACTTAGAAGTTGTTCTAATGCGCTAGTCATTTTTCTATCTCCTTCTAAAATCTAGGTCTCTTATAAGTTTTAGAACTTCTGATTCTAAATACTTTTGTGCCTGTTTATCTGAGTTCGTGGCTTCAGCTACGTCTAATAATATATTTCCACGTTTTCCATTCATAATCTGTTCGTATAACGGATCAGGATATGCATCTGGAGCACTTGGATTAGCAACAATATCCACAGTTTGAATTTCAAACTCTGATACATCACCGCCTTCATTAACGTTGCCGCTGCCTCGCGAACTCACACCTAACTTTACACCACTTTCCAATAAGGTTTTACATATATTTCCCATTGGGGTGGTTAAAATCTTTAATCTACCGTAGCCATCATCTCTATTCATCCACATACCTTCAATCATGTGACTTACACGATCTAGGTTTATTTGTAGATCTTCTGGATGATCAGCTTCGCCTAATACCGAGTGGCCTTCATCAATTCTCTTTTGAACTGAATCAACCGCTCGTTTAATCTCTTGCATAGGGTATACGCGCTTATTTTGATTTCGCTTATTGCCCTGTACGAAAATACCTTCTAAATATAAACTCTTGCCGCCATTGCCATCATCTCTCGACTCAGATACAATATTAGCTTGATCATATGTAAGGCTTTCTCTTAGTGAACGCATTTACTTATTCTTCTTTACACTTACTGGAGAAAGTTTTGCGCCTGCACTTGGATCAGTAACATTCATAGTAGTTGAAGTAGGTGTTTTACTACCCTTTTCATTGCCACCAGTAAAATCAACTGGTTCGCCTTCAAATTCATCGCTACCTGGTCCAACTGGTGATTTTACATTTGATGAATCTTCACCGTTTGCCATATTTGCTTTATATGCCT